AACACCAATTTGATCCTGCGCTATGATGAGCAGTTAGGATCACCATTTGTGCAAATTGGATCGGGGAGCACGATAACGTGGGTGGCGCTGGAGAACCCGGCATCGGTGGGCACCATTAACATGAACACGGCGCTACCTGGGGACATTAGGCAGAGCGACCTGCTCGTTGACTTGCAGAAGATGTTCAACCTGCACTTCATGCCGGATCCCGATGATCCCAAGCTGATATACATCGAGCCGTGGACATCATTCTACACCAGTGGCTCTGTGGATTGGTCGATGAAGGCCGATGAGAATGCGGAGAAGAAAATCACCAACGGCGATCCCAACGCATACCGGCGCATCATCATGAAGTACAAAGATGCGGGTGACTACCTCAGCCGTCTGTACAAGGCGAGCTATCCCTTGGCGATTGAAGGCTACGGCGGGCGCATCTTTGACACCAACAACTACTACGGACGTGGTGACAACGTAATCGAGCTGAAGGCTGCCACTGTCATCCCTGGTGCGTTCACCAGCGAAAAAGTAATCGGGCGAACCTTCGAGATTGACGGATCGCCATCGAGCGGAACGATTAAGGCGTTGCAAAACAACTACCGGATTGCTCAGTTCACCAACATCACCGGAAGCACGACGGTTGCGCCATATCCGTGGAACTACATCACGGCGGCGGCATCGTCGATGGTCGTCAGCTCGCTGCCCTACGTTGGCCACATCAACAACCCCTACAACCCCACCAATGACCTGGCGTTTGGCATTCCGCGGCAAGTCTACTACGATGCACGCAACGCATCGGGCTCAACCGTAGCATACACCAACAACAACCTATACAACCAATTCTGGTGGAACTTCATCCTGGAGACCACCAGCAAGGAAGCGCTGCAGTTGGAGCAGAGCATGATGCTGACCACTACGGACATCGCCACACTTGACTTCCGCAAGCCGATATTCTACGGCGGCGTGCTGTGGCGTTTGCTTGAAATCCGCGACTACCTCGTTGGCCAGAAGAAGCCATGCCGGGTGACACTGCGCAGGATTCTCAACCTGACGGCCTTCGTGCCGCGCACCGTTACCTCGGCGCCATACAACGGACCGGAGCCGCCGTATGATCCCAACAGCAACTACCCCAACGAACCTGGCACTGAACCTGACAACCCTGAATCATGAGCACGGAAAAAGACATAATTATCAAAGTTAGTGCGCAGGACAACACTGCGCCTGCGTTCAAAAGCCTTGAAGAGCAACTCAACGACACGAAGAAGGAGCTCCTCGATCTTGCCGCCGCTGGCAAGCAGAACACCAAGGAGTTCCAAGATCTGAGCGCCAGGGCGGGATCGCTCAAGCGTGACATCGAAGGTGTCGAGCAAGCCATTGACCGGTACTCAAAAGCAGGATCGGCGGGGCTCGCTGCTGTTGGTCAGGCGGCACAGCTAATGGCTGGAGGCTTCGCCATTGCACAGGGTGCGGCGGCGTTGTTTGGTGATGAAAATGAAGACCTTCAGAAGACGATGATGAAGGTGCAGGCATCCATTGCCCTGGTCACTGGTGTGCAGCAAGTGGCGGAGCTGCTAAACCGCAACAGCGTCATCACTACCAAGGCGATGACGTTGGCGCAAGGGCTATATTCTGCAGCTGTGGGCACAAGCACAGGTGCGCTCAAAGCATTCAGGATTGCAATGGTCTCTACAGGCATCGGCGCCTTTGTCGTGGCATTGGGATTGGCAGCAGAGGCGATGGGGCTGTTCAGTAGCAAGACGGAGGAAGAAGTTGAGAATCAGAAGGAGGTCAAGCGGGCGCTCGATGAGACCGTTGGCACGTTGGAGTTCTATGAGCGCAAGTTGAGGGCATTCGGCACCACCGACGAGCAACTGGCGGCAATCCGGATCAAGAGATACGAGCAGGAGCGTGCCAATATTCAGAAGAACCTTGATGACGCTATTGCAGCGGAGGGGGTGAGGCAGAATGCATACCAGGATGCGGCACGCCAAGAGATCGAGGTGCTGAACGTCAAGATCCGCGAAGAGCAGAATATCATCGACAAAGGCATTGCTGATCGTGAGGCAGCGGAGGCGGCGGCAAGGGCACGGAGGCTGGAGGAACGCAAGCGTGAGTTCGAGCAGCAGAAAAAAGACAATGAGACGGAGTACATGCAGCTGATTGATGGCTTCAAGAAATACTACGATAAGCTGGTGGCTGCATCTACCCTCGGCGAGATGCAGATCCGTGGCGAAAGGCGCAAGGGTGTCAAGGAGTTAATGGCGGACTTGAAGTCGGCTGAAGATCTTGAAACCATGCGTGAACAGCGCAGAGTGGACCGTGCGAAGCAGACACTGCAGGGCATTGCGGATTTGACTACACTGTTTGCTGGTAAGAGCGAAAAAGCGCAGAAGAGAGCCTTTGACATCAACAAGAAGGCGTCAATGGCTACTGCAATCATCGACGGCATTTCCGCAACGCAGAAGGCGTTCAAGTCAGCACCTGCACCGCTTAACTTTGTCTTGGCAGCGGCAGCGGCGGCATCGGCTCTGGTGCGTGTCAAGGCAATAAGCCAGCAGCAGTTCCAAGGCGGATCGGAGGCAGGAGGCGGAGGCGGGGCAGCACCATCAACAGGATCAGCGGCAACAGGAGGCGAGGCAGCACCACCGCCAATCTTTGGCACACCACAAAGCACGGACCTGGGCAACCTCGCCAACAATCAAGGTCAAGGCCAGACAGGTTTGAGGGCTTACGTCGTTGAGCGTGACATCAGCAACGTCTCAAGCCGTCTGCGCCGAATGTCGGAATTTGCAACATTGGGCGCGTAGGTATATTTACGAGCATGGAGATACCAGTCTACAAGATGACCATCGACGAGGTCGATGAGGGAGTAAGCTTCGTGGCGTTGGTTGAGCACCCGGCGATTGAGCGACCATTCCAAGCCTTTGCCAAAAAGCAGCGATTCAGCGAGACCGGTGAGAAGCGGGTGCTGACAGGACCGCTAATGTTGGCAGACACGCCGATCTACCGCAACGATGACACATACGGCGAGTACTACGTCGTCTTTGATGCTGACACCATCCGCAAAATCGTGCAGAAGTACTTCAAGCAGGGCAATCAGCACAACGTGAATGCTGAGCACAGCACCGAGCTTGATGGCGTCTATATGTTTGAATCGTACCTCATCGACAGAGACCGAGGCATCAACCCACCCAAGGGATACGAGGATGCTAAGAATGGCAGCTGGTTCGGATCGTTCAAAGTTGACAACGACAAAGTGTGGGAGAATCGTGAACAATTCACTGGATTCAGCGTTGAGGGCTTGTTTGGCATGAAGCCCACAAACAGCGCCTTAGAGATGGCTCTGGCAGGATTGGCACAAGATTTAGCGGCTTTTTTGCAACATTTACCATCAAGGTATATTTCCAATTAAATCAACACCCATGAACCTAAAAAATGCAATCGACCTGTTGCGTGGTGAGCTGAGGAAGTTCAGCGCCCAGGCACCGCAATCATTCGCTGACTACACACTTGAAGACGGCACCGTTGTGCGCGTGGATGGTGAGCTTGTAGAAGGCACCGAAGTCTACGTCATCGCTGATGAGACAGTTATCCCAGCGCCTGATGGAACGCACACAATCCCTGACGTTGGCACAATCGTGACCGTTAGCGGCAAGATCACTGAGGTGCAGGCAACACCAGCTGCAGAGCCAGTTGCGGAAGTTGAGGTCGAGGCTGAAATCACCCCTGAAGTCGCCACCGAAGTCGTTGAAGAGATCGCTGATGCGTATCCTACGATGACACCGGAAGTTGTCACCGAGATCGTTGCTAAGCACCTGCAAGCGATCATGGATGAGCTCAAGGCAGCGATGACGGAGTTGGGAGATCAGCGCAAGAAGATGGAGGCGATGGCGTCGCACATGACTACGATGGCGGACATCGTCGAGAAAGTCAGCGACCTGCCAACAGCACCAGCAGCGCCAAGCATCCCCGGCATCGTTGAGAACAACAGACGCAGGAAGGAAGAGAACTTCAGCGCCTTGGCTGCTACGATCCAGAATATGAAGAAAACACTTTAACCCTATAAACCCCAAAACAAATGAGCTATTCCTTTGGAAACTTATCAACGTATGTCGACCAGCAGCGACTGCCGTTGATCACCAAGGCCGTCTTCGGAGCGAAGACCGCCAGCCTGCTGTCTAAGCAAGTCGGCATCAAGTCGGCTGCAAACCTTAACTTGATGGACACCGATGCACCGTTCCAGGCTGGGACATCATGCGGATGGAACGCATCAGGAACAACGACGTTCAGCGCTCGCACGTTGACTGTTGGTGCTATCAAAGTACAAGAGGCATTGTGCCCTCGCTCGCTTGAGCAGTACTGGATGCAGACGCAGTTGACGCAAGGCAGCAACTACACTGGCGTTCCTTTCGAACAGGCGTTCTCTGAGCAGAAAGCCGCTAAGATTGCCGCTGCCCTCGAGACTGCAATCTGGCAGGGATCGACAGCGACGTCGAACACCAACATCCAAACCAACAAGTTTGACGGCTTCAACCGCTTGCTTGACCAGGCATCCGGCACTGTTGTATCAGGTAACGTGGCCGCTGTTTCTGGCGCCATCACAGCATCGAATGTGATCGGCATCTTCCAACAGATTTACACCCGCATCCCTGTTGAGATTTTGAATCGTGAGGACTTGGTTGCCTTCTGCGGTTGGGACACTTTCCGCTTGATGATGAACGCATTTATCAACGTAGGATCGGGCACTGGCAACTTCCACTACACGGCTGAAGGTATGCAGACTGGCGAGCAGGTCTTCCCAGGCACAAACCTCAAAGTCGTTGCGGTTAACGGCTTAAACAGCACCAGCAGAATTGTCACATCATATCTTGGCAATATGTTCTACGGAACAGACTTGCTGAGCGATGAGGAGCAGTTCAGCATCTGGCACTCGCGCGACAACGATGAAATTCGTTTCCAAGCGGCGATGAAAGCTGGCGTGCAAATCGCCTATCCTGAGTTTGTTGTTGACTGGAAATTGGCCTAACCATGAGTTGCGGACTAACCACCGGATATGCACTTGGCTGTCGTGACAGCGCGGGTGGCATCAAAGAGGTCCGCATTGCGGTCCTCAACGCAACAGGAAGTGTTGGCACTAACGGAAGTGGGACGGTAACCGGATTCACCGGTTACTCTTCCTCCTTCTATGAATATGACTTAACGAAGGCCACCTCGCAGATGACGGAGACAGCAAATGTTTCCTTAGAGAATGGCACTGTTTTCTACCAGCAGGACGTGCAGTTTATTATAAACAAGCTGCAGGTTGCTGTACGCAACGAGCTACGCTTGCTCGCCCGCAATCGGGTGTTGGCAATCGTCAGAGATCAGAACGACCGCTACTGGCTCTTGGGTGCGTCTAATGGCTGCGATATGTCAGCGGGGACGGCTCAGACCGGCACGGCATTCGGTGACAGGAGCGGCTACGACATCACGCTCACTGGCATGGAAACAGAGCCGATGTTCTTAGTAAGCGGCACTTTGCTCTCGGGCATAACAAGTGCGACGCAGATAAGCGGATCATAAAGGATCAAGTCGTATATTGCAGCGTAGTTGTGTTAGTTGGTTGGAGGCCCTGCGAGAGATCGCGGGGCTTTTTTTTGCCCTAACTTTGTCATATGAAGATATGCATCGTTTACAACGCGCATCCAACAGGCTGCAGCTACTACCGATTGGAAATGCCCAACGCTGTGGTCAGCGACAACTACCCCGAGTTTGACTTCGTCTGCGTCGAGAACATCGCCACCATTACCGATGAAGCGCTGGAATCCGTTGACCTGTTTCTGTTCAACCGGACGTGGGTGCAGGGCAGCATCGACCAGGTCAGGAACGTCTACAAGGCGCTGACCAGTGCCGGAGCGAAAGTGATACTGGATATGGATGATTATTGGTACCTGGGTACCGGGCACATCATGTACAAGCAATACCAGGACCACAAGATGAGCGAAATGATTGCGGAGACAGTGCGTCTTGCTGATCACGTCACCTGCACGACTACCTACTTGGCTGAGTACGTCAAGAAGCTCAACCCCAACATCACGATTCTGCCCAACATCCCATACAACAAGTATCAGCAGTTTGTTCCTGTTCCTGAGATGGAGCCCGATCCTGGCGTCGTCAAGTTCGGGTGGTTCGGTGGCGCGCAGCATGGCGAGGATATTGAGATGCTGTACAACTCGATGGGCAAGCTGGAGGGCGACCACAGCCTTGACGGCAAGTACCGGATCTACCTGGGCGGGTGGAATGATGGCAACCACGTCTACGCTGGTTATGAGCGCATCTTCAGCTACAATGGCAGAAACACGCGCAACTACGGAAGGATTAAGGCGGCTGACATCTACTCGTATGTTGGCGGCTACAACTTCGTCAACGTCACGATGGCACCATTGCGGGATACGCTGTTTAATGGCCTCAAGAGCGAGTTAAAAGTCGTGGAGGCAGGATGGATGGGCAAGGCGCTGATATGCTCGGAAAAAG